AAAACCATTACTTGTTGAGAATAATGCAATTACCTATGTTGAGGATGACACTATTGAATACATTGGGCAACGGTACTATCTTGTGGCAACAATATCATTTGTTGATATTGAGACTGGTGAGAAAATCACAGTAAAGGCAAGGGCAAGAGAGGAAGAAAACAAGAAAGGCATGGATGGTTCACAAATCACTGGTGCAGCATCAAGCTATGCTAGAAAATATGCTTTAAGTGGTCTTTTCTTGATTGATGATAATAAAGATGCTGATAGCAATGAGTATCATAAGCAAAACGACCGGCAGAAACCCAAACAACAAGGTCAACAGCAACAACAAGGAAACCAGCAAGCTCAAGAACAAAATCAAGTAAGGTATATTGATAACATTCAGTATCAAGAAATCATCAAGAACGTTGAAGAGATTGCGACGATTAAGGGAGCGCCATTTGATACAGTTGCCAATTTTGTGTTGAGCAAGTACCAAATAGACGATTTCCACAAAGTGCCAGTTGATGGCTATAACATAGTGATGGAATATCTCACTAAACAAATTCAAAAAGCATACGAAAAGCAAGGTGGCTGATATGCTAAGTGGAAATTTTGGATGTTTAGAATGTGGTTCTATATATTACAAAGCCACAACCAATAATGATGATTGGACATTTCTGGAATGCCCAAATTGTGGTAGCTATAAAACTAAGGAATTAAAACAAAGTGAGGTAAAAAATGAAAGATGTAACTAATACAACATTAACTGAAATCAAAGTGGATTTCACACCAGCAAAAATCGTCATTGACCGTGAAGCAATTGAGGCGCAAGTCCAGGCAGCTATTGCTAAATATTCTGGTAAAGAAGTTTCAACAGAGACCTATAAAGAGGTCTATGAGGAGCGGACAAATTATAACAAATTGAAAGATGCTTTGGAAACCAAACGCAAGGAAATCAAGGGAACAATAAACCAACCGTATAAAGACTTTGAAAAGTGGTATAAAGAAAAGGTTCTCAATCCTCTTGAAAAAGTGACAGATGAAATGACAGCAGGACTTAATGCGATTGATGAACATGAACGATTGATGCGCGTGGATGTTGTCCGAGCTACCTTTGAGGATAAGTGTATGGTCGCAGGGATTGAAAAATCCACATTCGCTGACAAATACGATGAGTACAGCCTCAAGAAATATTTTAAAACAGGCAAGTATGAGCTGAAAAAGACAACACTTGATGAAATGGATGTCTTGGTGCTTTCAGAATTTGATGCCCTGGAAGAATACAAGGCCAACAAGCAAGCTATCCAGGAGCAAGCTCAAGAGTACGATTTGCCAGCTGATAGCTATATCAGACATCTTGAAGATGGTAAGAGTCTTGTTGATATTCTCAAGATGATGAAATCAGGTCGTGATGCTGAGATTGCACGCAAAGAGCAGAAAGAAATCCAAGCAAAAGCAGAAGTTGAACGACTTGCAGAGATTGAACAATTGGCCAAAGAAAATGCAAATACGAATATCAAGGCTTACGATGCTGAAACAGGCGAGATTTTGGAGCAGGGGACAATTACACCAGAACCACGAAACAACGTGCGAGAAGTGCCCAAATTTGAGCCTAGCGAGCCTTTAACAATTGATTTGCGTTTGACATTGCATGGTGGGAAATCTCAACTTAATCAGTTGCAAGAATGGCTTGAGGATAACTTTATCAGTTTTGAAACTTTGGAGGGTTAGGTGGAATTTAGAAAGTATCAACTTATTTTAGAGTTTGAGGAGGCTAACAGGCCTCTCACACAAATTGAAAAGAAAAGCCTTTCTATTTACTCTATCGAGTATTTAAAAGTGGGGCTAGACAGCTTAGAACGTGAATATTGCAACAGGAGGTATGCACAATGAAATTTAATGAACTGATTGAAAATGTAAAAGGTTGGTCAACAGCTAAGGAGCTTGACAAAGCAAGCCCATTATCTCAAATGCTCAAACTCAATGAAGAGTGGGGGGAGCTCAATGGTGCGACAGTACGAAAGGATAAGGAAAAGATAGCTGATAGCGTTGGAGATATGATGGTTGTCTTGACTATCCTAGCTCAACAGATGAACTTTTCTAAAATCCATTTGTCTCTCAATCCAGATGAGAACGGACAGCATAACTTTCATTATGTAGATCAGTGGTCAGTAGAGTTACTGTACTTGCACATTGCTGATGAAATTGGGTTGCTTGCGCGTGGTTTGGTTGATGTTTCAACTAATACAAATCGCATTAACGCACGCACTCAAATTCAGTTAAGTATCCGTAACATTGCTATTTATCTGGTGTTTGTTGCTAAGAAATTTGACTTGACTTTGACAGAGTGCCTTGAATTGGCATGGAATGAAATCAAAGACCGTCAAGGAAAGATGGTGGATGGTGTGTTTGTTAAGGAGTCAGACCTATGAGATGTTTTTATGTCAGTGGTAAAATTGCAGATCTTGATTTGGGGTCAGAAATCAATGCAGAAAATTCATTTATGGCAGCTATTGAGTTTGTGAAACGATACGCCGGCTTATTAAAATTTGGTTCAAATGAAATCAAGGTATCAGAAGTAGAGGAGGTTTCAGCATGACAGTTTTAGCATGGCTAATCTATAATCTATCGGTACTTGCTACCTCCTTATACCTTACTATTCATTTTAATTCTGGATGGTGGATGCTTCTTGTTTTGATTGCATCAACCGACTTAAAAACTAAGAGAGGTACAATCAATGATAAATAATGTTGTTTTAGTAGGGCGACTTACAAGAGATGCCGAACTGAGATACACGCAATCGAATATTGCGGTTGCTACGTTTACTCTTGCTGTAAATCGTCCGTTTAAGAACGAGGCTGGAGAGCGTGAGGCTGATTTTATCAATTGTGTTATCTGGAGACAGTCAGCTGAAAATCTTGCTAATTGGGCTAAAAAAGGCTCTCTTATCGGAGTTACAGGAGTAATTCAAACACGTAGCTATGATACTCAACAAGGCCAACGTGTTTATGTAACAGAGGTTGTTGCTAGTAATTTTCAATTGCTAGAAAGTCGTAACAGTCAGCAAAATACTCAAGGTCATCAAGATAATCATGGTGGTTATCAACAACAGGGTTACAGCAACCAGGGCAGTTCTTTCCAAAACGGAAATAACACAGGGAACAATTTCCAAAATGGAAATAGTTACGGACAACAAGGTAGTTTCTTTGAGGGGAACACAACAAATCCAGTTCCTGATTTCACCCGTGATAACAATCCATTTGGCAGACCGACAAATCCATTGGATATCAGTGATGATGATCTTCCGTTTTAGAAAGAGGTGCTGAATGGAATTTATCAAAGTTAAAGCAGACTTACAATGCCCATTTTGTGGACACTGTAAAGTGGTTAAGGTAGGAGCGCATCGCAAGGCTATTACTTGCCCATCGTGTAAACAAGCTGTTTTCTTGTCGTGGGCAACTGGTATCGATGGGGAAACTGATGAACATGGTTATTATTTCCATGCTTACGAGCCTTTTAATATCCGCAAAATCAACCAAGAGTTTCAAGATGCTTTTGAAGATGCACCACCTAAACACTCTTTCACCATCAGAAATAAGATGAGAGGGTGATATAGTGCAGAAAATGAAATTCTTAGACTTATTCGCTGGCATTGGAGGTTTCAGGCTCGGAATGGAGTCGGCTGGACATGAATGTATAGGATTTTGCGAAATAGACAAGTTTGCAAGAGCCAGTTATAAAGCGATACATAAAACAGAAGGAGAAATAGAGTTACATGATGCAACAGGAATCACAAAGAAAGAAATCAAAGCAATCGGACAAGTCGATGTTATCTGCGCAGGATTTCCGTGTCAGCCTTTCAGCGTTGCTGGGACAAGACGAGGTTTTGAAGACACAAATGGAACTCTCTTCTTTGAAATTGCAAGGTTCGCTTCCGTTCTCAAACCTAAGTATCTATTCCTCGAGAACGTCAAGGGGCTTATTAGCCATGATAAAGGGTATACCTTTGAGACAATCATCGGATCGTTGGATGAATTGGGGTATGATGTCGAATGGCAAGTGCTTAACAGCAAAGATTTTGGAGTACCACAAAAAAGAGAGAGGTGCTACATTGTCGGACATCTTAGAGGAACAAGTGGAAGACAAATATTTCCTATCACTGAAACAAAATCAGATAAATCAATTATGCAACTAGGAAATATCAAAAAAACTGAAAGTTTTGGTGGAAATCCTCAATGCGGAAGAATTTACAGCATAGACGGATTAGCGCCTTGCCTAAATACAATGCAAGGAGGTCAAAGAGAGCCAAAAATCTTTATTGATGGTAGAGTACGCAAGCTAACACCTCGTGAGTGCTGGAGATTACAAGGTTTTCCTGATTGGGCTTTTGATAAGGCGCAGGAGGTCAACTCTAACAGTCAACTATACAAGCAAGCAGGCAATAGCGTAACAGTAAACGTTATTTCTGCAATAGCACAGGGGTTAGGAGGAAATTAACCCTATTTAAACCAATTTGAAAAGGAAACAGAAAATGACAAAAATTGAAATCGTTATGGTACTTACAACTTTGATGTCTATCACATGGGCAGCGATTGTTACAATTCACACTATGCAAGCTATCAAAAAGCACAAGGCAAAAGTGGATTATTATCAGAAACCACAAGTGCAATGCGAGATTGCACGTCATGTACTTAAAAACAAATGGTACTCAGATGGTGGGGAGGTGTTTAGATGAAAGTATTTGATGGCGCTAAAATGCGTGCTATCCGTAAAGAGGCAGAGCTTACTCAGTATGATCTTGCCCCTATGGTTGGCATTAGTCAAAATCGAGTAAGTGACATTGAGAGAAATGTTACCACTCCAACGATTGAAGAAATAGAGGCATTTGCCGATGCTCTAAACACTCAAGTATCATCATTTTTAAGCAACGAGTCAGAAATTGAGGTTATTGCTAATACCTTTACCAAAAAGAAAAAGGCCACTGATGCAGAGTCTCACTTTGACACCTCAACCGAGCAAATGGAGCTATTTGTTGATGATACTTTACTGGGTCATGACCTAGCAGGATATGTCTTGATAAGTCATAAGACCTATCTGGAGTTGTTAGATAGTCAAGATCGCTTAAAGCAGTTACAAAAACTTTTGAAGTAAGGAGGACAATATGGATAAAAAACTTATTGGGTTAGACCTAACCCACATTGCAGATGGAGGATTACAGGAGAAACTAGACAAAGAGCTTGAAAAAGTCTTTGATAACATCCTTGACCTTAACACAGATGCCAAAGCAAAACGAAAAGTGACTATCACGCTTACGATGTCAGCTAACGAAGAGCGTACAGTGGTTGATACTATCATGGAGGTGAAATCAAAATTTGCGCCTCAAAATGGAGTGGCTACAACAATTCTTGTTGGGCGTGATTTTGATACAGGACAAGTACACGCTAATGAGCTAAAAAGTACAGTACCTGGTCAAATGTACTTTGATGAAAACGGAGAAATTCTGACGGATATTGGGCAACCAGTGGCAGAAATTGAACAACAAGCAGAAACAAAACCAGATATTATTGATTTTAACAAAAAGAAAGTAGGTAACTAATATGACAACGGAAAATCTTAAAGCAGCATTGGAATACGCAGTAGAACTAAATGAGCATGGATTAGAAATTTTAACAGCTGCAGATGGCACAGAGTATTATGATGCCAATAAATTCAACCTCAAAGAACTTGATCCTAAACGCTATCCTAAAACTCTGGAGCTATCAACCTTGACAAGCCTTGTTGACTATCTCAAAACTGACCTCAACAATTTGAAAAACCAACGCTTGATTGTAGCAGTTGAGAAAAATGATGAGGTTTGTGTATGGTCTGAAAATGATGAGCTCGAGCATCGCACATTGCTTGTTGATGTTAAGGCACGCGTTTCAGAGCTATCTTTTGGCCGTTTCCTATCACCAGAACAATTCAACATCATGTTGCAATCAAACTTTATTGATGATAATGATCGTGGCACATTGCTAGAATTTGCTAGCGCATTGAAGATTGAGAATGGGGCTGAAATTGAAGATAATGGAGTATCTCAAGTAGCAACGGTTAAAACAGGAGTGGCAAGCCTTGCTAAAGGCAAAGCGCCTAATCCGGTTACATTGCGCCCATATCGTACTTTTGGGGAGGTCGAGCAACCAGCAAGCTTATTTGTCTTTAGGATTGATAAGCAAGCAAATATGGCTTTGTTTGAGGCAGATGGTAAGCGTTGGGTAGCTGATGCAGTAGGAAATGTTGCAGCCTATCTAAAAGAGAAACTAGCAGACCAAAAACATATCACAGTATTAGCATAAGAGAGGAAAAAACAATGACTAAAGAAACTAAAAACACGGTATCAGCTGAAACTATCGTAGAAAACTTGAAAGAGTTCGCGGAGACACTACACGATGAGAGCAAAGAGGCAATGTTACACTTTCTTTTGACAAAGAATGTGAGCAAATTTAAAACAGCTAATATTATGCACAATATTAGTCATGATTTGCTAGATATCTTAGATGGCAAGAGTGCTAAAGAAATTCTTGGTGAATCTGATGAGGAAGATAGCTCTTTTGTTGGTTCAATCGCTATCAATGTAGAAACTGGGAAAGTTGAGGGAATTGATGACATCAAGGACACCAAAGTAAAAGAACAGGTTTTAGCAGCTGTAAGTAAAATTGTTGAAGAGTTAGGCGGTAATTAGATGATACCGTATGTAGTAATCAATGGAATTGAACCAACTGTTCAGCATGACTCTTTTGGTGTTCTTAAAAGGCATGAGTATCATTTTCCAAATGGGTACGGTGCTAGTGTTATTTGTAATAGTTACTCTTATGGATTAGAATTAGCTGTATTAAAGAATCTGGATGAAGAATGGCAGTTGTGTTACACAAGTTCAATAACAGATGATGTAGTTGGTTATATTAGAGGAGAAGAGGAATTAACAGAGTTGCTTACTAAAATTTATAATTTGCCAGGAGGCAGGTAATGAAATTTGAGTTTTCTTTGCCTCGAAACACTAAGCTAAAATCTCTAAACATGGTTATCAATAGTAATGACAGGCAGCACCAAACAGATAAGGCTAAAGTTACTAAGCGCATTAGAGCTTTTGCTTATTGGCATACATCAATGAACAAGGATAAAGGGAGGGCTGCTTTTAGCCCCTCTAACCCTTGTGAGGTTACAGTTACAATTTATAGCCCTACTAAGTCAAAACTTGACCCACCTAATTTATATCCAACAGTCAAGGCTATCATTGATGGTATGACTGATGCAGGTATTTGGACAGATGATAATCATAAGGTTATCAAAAAGTTATCTTTTGTTTATGGTGGATTAAGCGAGGAAAAAGGGCATTATAGATTAGAGTTTGATATAAAGGAGGTGGAGCGATGATACCGAAGTATAGAGTGTGGATTTCAGAGGCAGATACCATGGTGAACGACCTTAAAGGCATTGATTTTGAAAATGAGACTGTTGTGCTAAGGAAACTTTACTATGAAGATGGCTTTCCAGTAGAGACGGAAGTGTTTGAAGTTGAAATCGGGAATGCTATCCTCATGCAATCAACAGGCCTCAGAGATATGAACAACCGAGAAATCTTTGAGGGGGATATTATTACAAATGGTAAAGATGTTATGTGTATGAAGAGGCATAACACGCTAGGCTTTTACGTGGAACAAAAAGGCAAGGTTGAATTTATTGCAGATAGTGCAATTTTAGAAGAATTTGAAGAGGATGCTAAAGAGATTGCTGATAGCCTTGAAATCATAGGCAACATCTACGAAAACAAGGAACTTTTGGAGGAGAACGAATGAAACCAGAAATAATTGATAACGTAAATAAACCAAGCCACTATCAAGGAAGATACGGCATGGAATCTATCGATGCTCTAAGAAATTTCATGACACCAGAACAATTAAAGGGATTTTATCTCGGAAACGCTTTGAAGTATCAGCTACGTTTCCAGAAAAAGAATGGGCTTGAAGATTTGAAAAAAGCTCGTAAAAATCTGGAGTGGTTAATTGAGGAATTTGAGGTAGAAAAATGAAGTTTAAAAAACTATTAGCAATCGCATTGCTTGGCTTATCTTTTGTATGGTTGGCAGCATGTGGAAACAAGGATGTCCTTGGAACAACTTTCACTTTTAATTACGCAAAAGTGAAAATGGTAGATGGGCAAATCGTAGAGGGCAAAGTCAAACAGTGGGCGAAGTACGAGAAACAGGATAGTATTCGTGTTACTTTTGAAAATGGTGATGAGTATTACACTCACTCAAGTAACGTGACTTTGTACAATAAATGATGAGGGGGTGATACATGACTGATGACGAAGAAAAAAATAGAGCGCTTGTCAGTTATCCATCGCAGGGAAATCAATTGGCTCAAATGGTATTTTTTGAGGGATAAGAAAAATCCGAAAAGAACCATCCTTGAGCAAAAGATTATAGTTTCTCATATCAAAAATGATAGGCTTGAAGCTAAGTTTTTAAGCAATTTAAAAAAATCAACTGAAGATTTTATAGATGGGTCTGATCCTAAATACTTACAGGCGATAAAAGAGGTTTATGTTTATGAGAACATGAATGTTATTGGAGCTTGTCAAAAAATACTATTTTATAGTCCAACTCAGGCATATGTATTACTTAATGCGTGGTTTAACGATTATTTTCGTGCAACTTACACAGAATTACTAGAAAACGCCATCTTAGATAAATAACCGTAAAAAAGCCAAAGCTTATGTATCTATAATCAAGATATGTAAGCTTTTTTTGAAAGGAGAGAAAGGAGAGATATGGACAACTTACAAATCGAGTATGTAAACATTAAGACCGTGAAGCCTTATCACAAAAATGCTAGGCATAATGACGGGGAGGCAACAGTGAAAGTTGCTGCATCCATTAAAGCTTTTGGTTTTCAGCAACCTATCTTAGTAGATGATAATAATGTCATTATTACAGGACACACTAGGCTCAAGGCAGCTATCTCCCTTGGAATTGATACAATACCTATCGCTCACGCCGTAAACCTCACAGACGAGCAGATAAAGGCTTATAGACTAGCAGATAATCGAGTTGCTGAGTATTCAACATGGGATGCAGAGCTTTTGAATGTAGAATTAGCTGAGTTTGAAACAATAGATATGAGCCAATTCGGGTTTGAATTATCTGTAACAGGCTTAGATTTTGGTACAGATCAAGGACAAGAGGAATCTGACATCGAGGAAGAAGATACAGAGGATTTTCACAGAGACACAACCATAAATCAGTACAATCTTTTTAATTATGATGAAAGTAGAGTTGAGGGATTTTATAACATGCCTATACTTGAGGGAGTGGATCATATCCCTAAAGATTTTCAAGGTTTTAATTATGTTTTAAACAAACCAGATTATAGCTCATGCGTGCATTTTTTCCTTGATGATTATCAGTTTGAAAGAATATGGCAAAGACCAGATTTTTATATTGAGAAGTTGCTTGAATTTGATTGTGCGTTAACTCCAGATTTTAGCTTATATCTTGATATGCCTATCGCTATGCAGGTATGGAATATTTACAGGTCACGCTTAATTGGTCAAATTATGCAAGATTACGGTATGACAGTTATACCAACAGTATCTTGGTCAACTGAGGAAAGCTTCGCTTTTTGTTTTGATGGTTTGCCTAAAAATGCAACGCTAGCAATCAGCACAATAGGCGTTAAGCAAAACAAAGAGCAGTTTGAGGTATGGAAAAATGGAGTTACTGAGATGATAAAACGGTTGACTCCAAAAAGAATTGTAGTATATGGCGGAAAAGTGGAATACGATTATAAAGATATAGAGGTTATATATTTTGAAAATGCAACAACGGAAAGGATGAAAGAAAGTGGCACAAAAACTAACTAAACTAAAAGATATTTTTAAACATGTTTCAAGTATTGATCTAGGTAAAGAGATTTTATTTGAAGATCTTGAGCTTTACAATAAAGAAACAGAAACAAGCAAACAATACCAATCTATCGAGGAGGCAGAAAACGACCTATCTTTGATGGAAAAAGTAAATAAAATCAATTTCACTCTAGGCGGTGGACGTGGTGCAAATTCTGGGAAAGGGAAAGACGGTAAGTATCCGGGTTTTAGAGGTGCTGGTGGTGCAAGAGATAGTGGGAGCTCAAAAGCAATACATCCAGCATCTTTAAACAATCAAGGGCGCTTTTCAAGCGTTGAGGGAACTATCCAGACATTTATTAAAAAACACGGTGGCTCTAGGACAGAATACAGTACAGCAGTTGATTCTCAAGGCTTTGCTCATAATTATGTACACGGTGGGAAAAACAGCGTACAAATTTTGCCTATCTCTGGTGGATTTACAGCAATACATAACCATCCGAATGGCAGCAATTTCTCAAGTACAGATTTACATAGCTTTGCAGCATTAAAAGGTATGAATACACTAGTTGCAACGAATAGCTCTAAAGCGTATCGAATTACAAAAGGGGCTAACTTTGATGCTAAAGGCTTTGATAAAGCTGTGAGCAAGTCACGTTTTACTACAAAAGATTACAATAAAGGAGCTGACCTATGGCTCAAGAAAAACGCTAAGAAATACGGGTACACTTACTCATACGAGTAAAAGAAAAGAGGCTAAGGTATGGGTGGTAGAGGAGCAAAATTAAACTTGTCTGGTGTACCTAAAAACAAGCGTAAAGCTATTGCTAGTTATCAAAAGCAAATCAATAAACATTATGATAAAATAAAGATAGCAAAGGAAACCGGCAGAGATACAGAGTATATAAATCACTGGGAAGCAGAGATAAGAGCCTTTAAAGGGAATATAAATAAGATAATAGACAGGAGGAATAGAAAATGATTGATCTTTATAATAAATTGAATGAACGGATATATGAAAACTGCAAGATGTATTATGATAAATACTCTAAGCAGAACGAGCTGACTGATGAACAATCTGGGATTATGGGTGGCCTTTACCAATCACTAAACATCGTTGCAAATGAATATCTTGTTAATAATGAAAATGACAATGCAAAATATAGAGACTTGCTTGACAAGATCGAAAAGTTATTAGGAATAGCGTAAAACATCCCCTTTTTTAACATATACAATGAAATCATAAGTATAAAATACTTGTGATTTTTTTGTTTGAAAGGAGGGTGGAAATTGCCTAGAGATGGAACTAAAAATTTAAAACCAGTTACAGAACGAACCAAAGATGAAGCAAGAGCTATTAGCTCAAAAGGAGGTAAAGCATCTGGCATAGCAAGAAGAAAAAAAGCTGATCTAAAAAAAGCATTTGAAACCCTCTTATCTTTGGATGTGACGGATAGTAAAATCAAGAAACAACTTGAAGAGATGGGTATGGCTGGCAACAACGAGGCTTTGCTAGCCTTTGCAACCTTTCAGCAAGCTGTAAAAGGCAATCAAAAAGCGACCGAGAACATAATCAAGCTGACCAATACAAAAGATAAATACGACATACAAGAGCAGAAAGAGCGTATAAGAGCGCTCAAGCACGATAATAAAGAGCGTGAAGAGGCTG